AGTTCATCGAATATGATGCTCAGATTACTGCTAACGGAGTTTTAGAAAGAACAGGTCTAGTATTAGACGCTGGAAAATTGATTGTAGTGCGTTCGAGTGCTATCAACGTTTCTGCTGTGGTGTATGGTATTGAAACATCAACAGCTTAATAGGAGCGTAAAAACATGGGAAGAATAGTATCATTAGGTATTCAGGCAACAATGTCTGCCAATATCATGGGGACAACTGCCGAACGACCAACTTCGGTCAACCCAGGAGTTACCTTTTACAATCAAACAACGGGCCAATTAGAGATTTGGAACGGCAACACATGGATCACAGTTGGTGACTATCAAAGAGTAGACGTCAGCTCAAGCCAAACAGTTGTTGCTAATAGATCATTTTGGGTAAATACCACCAGCGGAGCAGTAACTATTACACTTCCTGCTAGTCCAAACCAAGGCGATTTTGTTAAAATTACTGATGTTGGCGGAACATTTGGAACAAATAACTGTGTTGTCAACCCTAACGGTAATAGAATTATGCGTCAAGCAGATACAATGACTATTAGCACTAACGGTGCTAGTATTAGAATGGTCTACTATGATGCAACAAGAGGTTGGTTACTAGAAGCTATCTAAGGAATAAAGAATGCCGTTCAATTATCAGTCATTAAAAAATATTACCGATCAAGCTATCGTTGACGGCTCTATTGATTCTGTAGACATTGCCGACGGTGCTGTCACAGGCACAAAGATTCAGTTAGGTAATGTTACATCTGGAAAATTAGGTTCGGGTGCTATAGATTTAGGTTCTTCAACAACTACAGGCACTATGCCAATTAACAAAGGCGGTTTAAATCAAACTACCTTGGGCGGTGCTTATCAAGCACTATACAGCGACGGATCAAATTTACAATTTAATCCTCACGGCATACAAGGAATGCAGGTGTTCACCGGTGGCGGAACTTGGACAAGGCCAAGTGGAGTGAGATACATATTAGTTCAAGTGCAAGGAGCCGGTGGTGGCGGATCAGGCCACGGTGAAGGCGGAGGAGCCGGAGGATACGCAGAGCGTTATTTAGATGTAACTGGTATTTCATCTGTAGGTGTTTATGTTGGTGGTGGTGGTGGTGGAACTTACTATGCAAATGCTGGAGGAAATGGCGATTATGCTGCTTTTGGACCTTATATATCTGCAGGTGGCGGACATGGTGCAAATCGTCAAAATCAGCATTCGGGCGGAGTTAGTGGAGTTGGATCTGGCGGAAATTTAAATTTACACCAAGGTGGCGGATTCAGCCATCATGCTAGAAGTGCGCAATCTAATGCTGACACATTTTGGGGAGGCGGTGCACCGAGCAGTCACCCACAAGGCGGTCACTTTGCACATAATCACCAAACACATTGCTCTCCAGGAACAGGCGGTGCTGGCGCACACTTTCATGGACATAGAGGTTCAGACGGAAGACCTGGATTAGTTGTTGTTACTAGTTTTTATTAAGAGAGACATCGATGCCATTTAATTATCAGACACTAAAAAATATAAGCCAAGCGGCATTGGTCAATAATGCTATTATAGGAGCAGATTTAACAACCAATGCAGTTACTACCGCTAAACTTGCAAATTCTACAATTACATCAGCTGAATTAGGCACAGGTTCTGTTGATGTTACTCAAGCATCTGTTTCAGGAACACTTCCAACATCAAAAGGCGGAACTGGGTTAACCAGTTTACCAGGAGCATATAGAGTTTTAGCAGCAAACTCTGGTAATAATGCTTTAGAATTTGCACCTACCGGAATTTATAGAATGGTAGTATTTACAGGTAATTCAACCTGGAATAGACCAGCAGGCGTAAGATATATCAAAGTTCAAGTCCAGGGAGGCGGCGGTGGAGGTGGCGGCCACGGAGAATCTGGCGCTGCCGGCGGTTATGCAGAACGTGTATTAGATGTTACAGGTATTTCGTCAGTAGGAATTACCATTGGCGGTGGCGGTGGCGGAACATATTACAATAACGCCGGAGGGAATGGCGCATCAAGTTCTTTTGGACCTTACGTATCAGCAGGTGGCGGGCATGGCTGCAACAGACATAACAATCACAATGGTGGTTTGGCAGGAGTCGGATCCGGCGGCGACCTAAACTTATATGGTGGTTGCGGCGGAGGTCACGAACAGAGATCTTCAGGTATGGGCGGATCAACATATTTTGGAGGTGCTGCTCCAGCAGGTCACCCACAAGGCGGTCACTTTGCACATAATCACCAGGGGCATAGTGCTCCGGGGACTGGAGGAACATCTGGGTATTTCAGCGGACATAGAGGTTCAGATGGCAGACCAGGAATAATTGTAGTCACAGAATATTATTAATAGAGTAGAAAAATGCCATTTAATTATCAAACATTAAAAAACTTAACAGGTTCAGCAATTATAGATTTACAGATCGGAACTAGTCAGATTTCAGATAGATCACTTCCCGATTCAGATATCACTGCCGGCGCGGTTACATCTGGAAAAATGGCTTCTTCGTCCGTAAATTTAGGATCGTCTACAGTGACAGGAACATTACCAATTGGCAAAGGCGGAACCGGAATAACTAGCATTGGCAGCGGTAATACTATGTTAAGAACTAATGCATCTAACAATGGATTAGAATATGCTGTAGCAGGGTTTTCTGGCATGCAGGTGTTCACCGGTGGCGGAACCTGGAATAGACCTAGCGGTGTTAGGTATATCAGAGTGAAGGTTCAGGGCGGTGGTGGCGGAGCAAGCGGACACGGAGAAAGCGGAGGAGCCGGAGGCTATTCAGAGCGTGTGTTAGATGTATCTGGGATCTCATCTGTATCAGTTTATGTAGGTGGGGGCGGTGGGGGAACTTACTACGCAGGTGCCGGAGGTAACGGTGACTACGCAAGTTTTGGACCATATGCCAGTGCTCAAGGTGGCCACGGAGCTAATAGACAGAACCAACACAGCGGTGGAGTCAGTGGCGGTGCTGGCGGCGGGGACCTAAATATACATACAGGATCCGGTGGTGCTCACCACGACAGTTTTGGACCCGGCGGCACGAGCCATTTTGGTGGTCCAGCGCCAAGCGGACATCCACAAGGCGGACACTTTTCGCACAACCATCAAGCACATTCTGCACCGGGAACCGGCGGCACAGGTGGTTACTTCCACGGACATAGAGGCTCAGATGGCCGTCCGGGAATCGTAGTAGTTGAAGAATATAAATAATCTGGGAGATTAATAGTTATGAAAAAAGCATTAGTAGGATATCAGGGCTGGGTTTCTCAGGTCGTAGAACCAGGCGAAGATCACGAAATTTACGAAGGTCCAGGAGCAACAATGGCATGGGTCGATGCACCCGACGACATTACTATGGACTGGACGCTAGAATGGAGCCCTGGACAACAGAAAATGATCTGGGTAGAAAGAGACGGTCCGTTTACAAATAACGAAGTAGCACGTAAAGTTGCCTACGGAGATGCAGGTGCACAATTAGGCATGATTTTTGATGCAATCAAAGAACACGGTGTGTTGGATACAAACAGCGAATGGTATCAACACCAAGTCATGGTTAAAAGTATGATACCAAAACCAACAGGCGACAAGTTTTTAATGACTCCTGAAGAATACATCGAATCTATGGCAAATACAGAACCTAGTGCCGATAGAAATTGCGTTCCTTCCACGCCAGAATTACCTGCTTGGGTAAGATACCCTGGTTGGAAAGGCTATCAAGGCAGATAATTTGTTCTAACACAAAAAAAGGCATCTTTGGATGCCTTTTTTTATCTTGACCATAAACTGCACATATAAATACTTCACCATTGGTATAAGGAATATTCATGCATATTAAAAAAGTAACCATTATCGGGGGCGGAAGCTCGGGTTGGATGACAGCAGCCGCGTTATCTAAATTATGTAAACATTTAGAAATTACAGTAGTCGAATCATCAAAAGTGGGAACCGTTGGTGTAGGAGAAAGCACATTAGGACATATCAATAAATTTTTAAATTTATTGGGGATGAAAGACGAAGATTGGATGGCCGCATGTAACGCAACCTATAAGAATTCTATTCGATTCACTAATTTTAGAGAAAATGACGGAACATCTTTTGAATATCCTTTCAGCGCAGGATTAGATTTTACAGATAAACCTCACGGAGTGGGAGCATGGAGCGAATTAGCGACCCTTTATCCAGAAGAATTTACACCCAATACATTTGCAGAATTTTACTGCACCGGGAACACTTTCCTTGCAAAATATGCCAAACAGACCAAAGATGAAAAACGTATTCTAAGAAATTATGATTTTAGATTCGACACCGCATATCATTTAGATGCTCAATTATTCGGCCAATGGTTAAAAAATAATATCGCTATTCCAAACGGAGTTAAACATATCATCAATGATATTCATAGTTTCAAGAAAGATAAACAAGGAAACATTGATCAAATTTTATGTGTAGATGGTTCGGTATTGCCTGAGACTGATTTATGGGTTGATTGCACAGGATTTAAATCTATTTTATTAGAAGACTGGATGGGACAACAGTTCCAATCTTTTGAAAAATACTTGGCCAATGATAGAGCATGGGCCTGCAGATTACCTTATATTGATAGAGAACGTCAGATGTTAAATGTCACTGACTGTCATGCATTAGGAAACGGTTGGGTTTGGTATATTCCTCTCTGGAACAGGATAGGAACAGGATATGTATATTCTACTAGATTTACCACTCCAGAAGAGGCTAAAAAAGAATTTAAAGATCATATAGCAAAACACCATAGCCCAGAGATCGCAGAAAATGCAGAAATGTTTGAAATCGTGATTAAGCATGGAAAACGTCGAAGAGCATGGGTGCATAATGTAGTAGGAGTTGGTTTAAGTTATGGATTCGTTGAGCCTCTTGAATCAACAGGACTGTTAACAACACACGAAAACATTATTAAATTAGTCGAAAGCCTAAACAGAAGAAACGGGTATGTAACTCGAAGTGAGATCGAAGGCTTTAACTATGCTGTCGATTATGAAGTTACAAAATTTAGAGATTTTGTAGCACAACATTATGCATTATCAATGAGAACCGATACCCCATATTGGCGTTGGTGCACTCAACTAAATGAATACTGTCCTGAAATGCAAGGTGATGCAATATTAAAACAAGCACAATTTCCTAACCTGCTAGGAAGTTTGGCAAATTTCCAAGCCTTTGTTCCTGATTATGTAGGCAATAATTTTATTGCAGCCGGCATGGGGATTAAGTCAATATCAACTCCTGAGCTGATATTTTATAGCGGTGATAGATTAAATCCTTTACAAAAGGAAGAAGTGATTAATCATACCAAACGAAGATACGAAGAATATCGAGACTTTATTATTGAGCATGTGAAAGAGTTGCCTAGTCATTATCAATTTTTAAAAGACAACATATATGGTGGTAAGGATGACTACTCTTTGTAAGAGGCTATTTGGGTGGATGAAGCCTAAACAAAAATCTTTCGTAAGATTTTATTCTCTAGAACCCGGGGTTGTTGATATATTTCCTATTATAAGTTCAGCTAGCCTAAAGAGAAATTTTATGGCAACCGAACAAATAGGCGATAGGCCCGAAACACTCAGTTCAAAAAATTGTCCGGGTATTAGAAAAATTATTTCTACAGGATGGATCGTTCCGGCCCCTTCAGATTTTATTATACAGACAAACGGTGACGGAGTTAGTA